AGATCGTCACGGACGATCTGTTCTACACTAGGATCGGACTGAATCATTAAAAGCCTCGATACATCGGTAAACGCCCCAAGCGATTTTGGGGACATTGTAATTTGTGCAAACACAGCGTTCACTTCTGATGTTGCGCCGTTTTCTGCGACAAATCCGGCAGAAACGCCAGTTGCCAGCTTTGGAATAGCAACGTCACCTTTAAGACCAGTCATAAAGCGTGCGCCCAACTCGTTAAACACAAGGCGCGCACGCAATGCGTCAACAAACTGATCACCCATATGGTCGGTCGGCTTAAGATGCCCACCGGCTGTCGCTGTGCCAACAGTCAGATCGCGGCGACCAGTCCAAAAGCTGTCTGGTGCGTAAAAACCACGGGCTTCACGTCCAGAACGCTTTGCAATATCTTCTGAAACTTCACGCTCCAGACCTTGCAGGCCGGAACCGTTCACAAGACCGCGAACAGCTTTCATAAAGCTGTAGTCGCGTTGCTCTTTGGCTGACATATCGACCGCACCGGCTGATTGCTCAAGCGGCTTTCCTTCGCCTATGTTGTCGAGCAACAGGCCACGGAACTGATCTACTGAATAACCGTTTTTGATTGCCTCATCAGCAAGATCGCGACGGTTGTGCTTGACTGCAAGCGATGTGATCTCGCTGACAGTTTTTGAAAACTCACGCTTTGCAGCTTCAACTGCTTCGGCGCGGATTTCGTCGTGATTGATTTCGGTCATTTTGACCTCCTTTTTAATCACAGGTTCAACAAATTCAGCCTTGCGATTGACACCGACAGAAGAATCTGCTGGCACGCTCACAATGCTGGCTTCATACGGAACCCAACTAGAAACCGCAACCGTCCCGTCACGCTCGTTTTGTTGGTCCATTTTGCGGATTTGATAGCCGATGCTGACGTTGCTTCGTATCCCATCCTTGACGTCGTCATACACCTCTCTTGCCAGTGCGCTTTTTCCAAAGCGAACCACCGCCCGCAACTTGCGGTCGGCTTCATCGAGATAGGTGCGTTCAACAACGCCAATCTGTTTCGTCATATCGTGGTCGAGCAGCAACGGTGCGTGGCCGCTGTCCAGACGTGACAAATCAATCGCATCACGATCGTGACGCAAAACTTCTTTTCCAAAAGAACGCTCAACAGGTTCTTCTGATGACAGCGACATTCTGACGCGCCGGTCATCTTCATCAACCATTTCAGCGTTGCCCGCGCGGAACACCAATTCGCTGCGGTCAAAGCGGTCATAATCTTCATCATCCGGCTTTGTCGCCTCGACTTCTACCGGCATCGCGCTTTTGCCAAAAGTGATGGTCACAGTGTCATCAGTTTCGGTAATGTCTTGTATATGTCTGTCCATTGTCTGCACCCCACTATTGTCAATATACCGCAGTGACTCGATTTTGGTCAATGTGCTGAATTTATGACCGACAAGCCGGTCGGTTGCGTCATAGCCTTCATCAATACGATCTAACATTTCTGTGCCTTTATACGTCGCCATCGTCCTGCCCCACGTCTATCGTCGGCTGTGCCGGTAACTTTGTTCCGAATGGCTGAAAAGCTGTGTCGATGTTGTAACGATCAGCTAATTCGCGCTCACGATCCACCTGTTCGAACACTTCCTCTGTGTCGCGGCCATAATGCGCGTGAATGTCTTGCAAGCTGACGATGCCGTTGTTTAGTGCCAGCACGTTTGCAGCTATTTCTCGCTGTGGATCGACCCACGCAAACCCGCGCGGGCGATAAATCACGTTGTCGGCGAACAAATCATATTTTTGCATTGGTAACTGTACGCGGCCAACCGTAATCGCCATCTCCAGCCACGACCGATAGATTTCATCAATGAAATGATCAACCATAAACTTCTGCATCATTTTGAAATGATCGCGATCTTCGATGGTGCCTTGCCGGATGCTGCTGTAGCTGACGCCTTCCAGATTGTTTGCAAGCGAAACATAGCTGACGCCCAGACCAGACGCGATCGACCGCAAGATTGCTTTCTCGAACTCGCTGAAACTTTCGGTGCCGCTGCTAGGTTCAAAACTTTCGAATGACATACCAGCAGGCAACTGAATAAAACTAGCAGGCTCCGCTGCGTCAATCATAGGCGCGTGACCGTCATAATCGTCGCCGATGAAACCGTCACCTTCTGGCGATGTAAAAAACCCCATCTTTGACGCAGCAACGCGGGCGTTGACCAATGTGGCTTCCTGATACCCGTCCAGCATTTTCAACTTTGACAGCACGATAGACATAGGTGGCACACCGCGCGTCTGTCCAGCGCGTTCTTGAATAAAACAGTGAATGATTTGATCAGCTTCAACCCTGATGTGCTTGCGCTTTGTGCGAGAACCGTAGTTTTGATCGTGGTGCGGGTGATCCTCAAACATATAATAGGAAAGCGGCTTGCCGGTGCCTTTTTGGATTTCGACGCCCATCCGAACTTCGTTTCCGTTGCTCAACCGCGTATTATATTCTTCATCTAAATAATCAGCTTCCAGAAATTGCAGTGTGAACCCGAAATCATTTCTGATTGGGTTGCGGATTTTCTTTATCAGCACTTCGCCATCGCGGGCCAATGTCTCAATAAACAGGCGTTGCGCCTGCACCCACGACAAGCGGCCATCAACAGTGCAAAACCCTTTGCGTCCCCACGCTTGAAAGGCGCGTTCAATCTGCCTGTTGCCGACAACATCAAGCGATCCGTCTGTATTCCGTTTCCTTACTTGCATCTGGACGCCAACATCGCCAACGATATTGGTTTGCATGATCTGCAAATAGCGCCTTGCATACGGATGATTTCGGCTGATTTCGCGACAACGATCCCGCAAGATGCGCAGTGATGGACGGATTTCGCTGTCGGCTGATCGGCTGGTGCTTACAAAGTCAGAAAACAGTCGGCCCTGATTTGCGCCATAAAATGAACGCTTTGCGGCCTTTTTTGGTTTGGCCTTAAACCTGTCTAAAATGCCCATTAAAACCTCACCAGAACAGTCTGCCCTGTTTTGTCACCGTTTTTCGCGCGTTCTTTTTGCTTTTCTTTTGTAAATTCAGCACGATAAAAGTTCCGCGCCTCTAGCAATTCTTGAAATGACATTTTCGTCAGCGATCTGCCGTTGATGCTATAGCTGGACACATCTGCGTCAGCTTTGCCGTGTAACACGCTTTCAATCTTGGCAATCATCTTTTCCGCGTGGCTGCGCGGATCAACGCCATTAGTGTCAAGATCAACGATTGCCGTGAAAGTGCCGCGATCTACAACAATGCGATTGCCTGACGCGGTTTCTGTGATCTCAAGCTGCCAGTGATAAAAGCCAGCGTCAAATCCCGCTGTAGTCGCGCTATCTGCTGTGAAAAGATAATATGTTGCAGTTTCTGTTGCTGCTATTTTTATTTCAGACGCCCCGCCGCCCGTTATTCTGGCAACGTATTCAGCGCTGTGCGTGGCTGTAGGATAATCATCGACCAGATCGCTGCGTTTCCATTGGATATAATCGCCGACAACGATTTCCTCTGGTGCGCCTTCGGGTGCGTTTGCTGTGTCAAATAGATTAGCCATATTTATCTCCAGCTATTAGCAAACCCGCCGCGTGGACGTGGCCGTTGGAACACTTGCGGTATTGGCTTTTGAACAGGCTGCTGTTGAACGGGTTGCGCGGCTGCGGCTTCCTGTCGGTCAGCGATTGCGTTGATGTTCAAGTTCAAAATGGCCAGCGCACCTATAGCATACACCCGACAGTCAAGTGCTTCATTTCTTGTGCGGGTCTTAACAAACTCCCGACGCGGAAACCCTTTGTGATATTTCGTGACGATCTTTTCAGAAGCCGCCAACTGTTTGAAATATTCATCGGGCCGGTCATCAGGAAAGTGCATATAACCTGCTCCCGACATTGTAATCTTTAATCGGCTGAAGATCAATTCCTTGATATTGTCAACGCCTAGAGTAAAAAGCGGCACCTTACCACTGTTATTTTTGCTGGGTCTGCTGGCGATTGGCCTGCTTTCGCCCGCCATCCCCTTAATCGCAAAAACCCTGCGGGCCTGCCGTGGCCTAACAAAGTTATATACCGATTGCGTGTAATGGCCGCCGCTGTCTATGCAAGCCGCGCGAATATTCAGTTCGCGGCCATCGCGGGTGGCATATGTCGTTTTCAGTAGGCTGTCCAAATCCTGCCACAACTGCGGTGTAGACGGATCGCCATATAAAGTTCGGTAATCAATTGACCAGCTTTCCTCATCGCGGCCCCACGCGACAATTTCGGCTTCGATGCGATCGTCCTGCACGTCTACGCCTGCTGTGACGACGACAACGCCTTCATCCAGCTCTGCGTCGAATTGTTCGGCGCGTTCTGCTACTGCGTAATCGTCAACCCTTTCGCCCTGATCTTCCCACGTTTCTGCAAGAAATGTGTTTACAAACACGCGGAGCGTCTCCGGCGACTTTTTAGCAACTAAAAAATCACGCGCAGCATCCGCAAGTGGCGTCCAAGGGCTATATAAGCCGCTTAAATGAAAACCGGCTATTTTATGCTCTGGATTTTGTGCAACCCACTCACCAGCCCGCACAGCGCGATAACGATCCGCGTCATCCCATACGCTGCCGCAGCCTTCGCATATATAGTTAGCGGTTTCGGGTTTGTCTTTTTCCCATTGCACTTGTGACCATTTCAGCACTTGCTTATGACCACAGTCGTGGCAAAGCACATAATATTGCCGTTGATCGCTTTCTTCATAAGCAGCTTCAATTCTGGACACGCCTTTGTTAGTTGGCGTGCTAACCATTACG